CTTTGTGTCTGGTGTAGATCACGCACTAGACGCAGTCAGCGCAGCACTACAAGACAAGATAGACGAGCAAGGAGAAACGAGGTGAACTGGCGCTGGCAGATAATCAAATGGTATGTAGAGGCGACTAGCCAAGACTGGTACGTCGCTGAGGCAACAGGTAATCGCAGCCTAAAGTATAGGCTACTGGATTGCAGGTTAATACATTGGTGTATCGGTAAGCTGTGTAGACTGGATCAAGGCAGAAAGGGAAGTAGAGTGAAAGACAAGGTCATTATAGAGGTCGAGTTTGATTCGTTCTGGCATAGGGTTATGTTCCATGTATATGCAATCAAAGTTAAAGCACTTCTAGCACTTATTGCACCAGCATTCGCAGACGACGATTGTTGCACACTACAGGTTAATAGATACCGCTTTCGCATACCAAGGCATATGGCTGGCCAGTTAGCAGATATGCTTAGACTGGAGGACAATGGCGAATAAACTAGACAAGAGGACTAAAGACTACTTAACCGATCTAGGCTATGTAGTCGAGAAGACAGAACACTACAACCCATATTGCAAGCGTAAGAACGACTTACTAGGCTTTGGCGATTACATAGCAATTCAAACAGGACAGATCGTCCTTGTCCAAAGCACTTCTAAAAGCAACCTATCTGCAAGGCGTAAGAAGATCAAATCGCTTAGCACTGCCGCAGAATGGCTAGACGCTGGGGGTAAGATCATGTTGATAGGCTGGCAGCGGGGTAGCAATGGGCGGTATGGCGATCCATCTATCGAGTGGATAGAGGATACAGACAGAGACTTATACACAGATAGCACAATGGGTTTTACCCGTTGACAGCCGGGGGTTATTATGGGGGAAGTGTTGTACGGACTGACAGACAGACAGATACAAGCAGTATCGCTATACTACTACGATTGTCTTACACTGCGGCAGATAGGCGACATTATGGGGATTAGTCGCCAAGCGGCGCACGGACTGATACAGAGGGGACGTAAGCACGTAGAGGCAGCGGGACACAGGTTGTCAAGATATATACCGCCTACGCCCAAGGTTTACTACTGCGATCCTTGCGAGTTGGACAGGTACTATGCCAATAAAACCACAGACGCATTACAAGACGATTAAGCGCAGGCTTGATAGAGGCAGGACTAAGGATCGGTTCTATGATTCGCCAGCTTGGCGGGCACTGCGGCGAGAGAAGCTAACATTGTGTCCGTTATGCGAAATATGCAAGGCAGAGGGTAGGATAACGGTAGCAACTGAAGTACACCACTTGAAAGAGCGGCGGGATCATCCAGAGTTGGCGCTTAGTATGAGCAACTTGCAAAGCTTATGTAAGAGTTGCCACAGCCGCTTATCGCCTAGCACGTTTGGAAATAGAAATGCCAAGTAAGCTACAGAAGATACTAGACAAGTATGAAGTTATCGATTGGGGATGGGACGAGCGAGGTTGGTACTTCGCTGTTTACTATCGCAACGGCAAGCTAAAGACAATGGCAGGCAATACGCAGTACGAAAGGCGCAGGGGGTAGGGGGCAAAAAAGTCTGAAAGTGAGCGGCCTACTGCTCGCCCTTCCCCAGTGCGTGTTTTTTTAGTGTGCAAAATGAGCGGGGGTATCGGGGGGTTCCCCCATGTATTATGAAAGGTAGAACAGCTACACCACTTAAGATACACTCGCTAGAGAGTGCATATCGCCCACAACCGCCAGCTACCTTGTCTAAGCAAGGTAAGCGATTGTGGAGGAAGCTAGCCGCACAGATAGACGGTTTGCAAGCGGGGGACGTTCACGCTTTACGGCTACTGGTTGAAGCAATACTAAACGCTAGACAGCAGCGTAAGTTGATTGGGGAAGAGGGCGAAGTCATTACGCCTCCTAACGGCACTTGCTACCTAAACCCTAGATACAAGCTTGTTTCTGAATATGAGAAAACCGCTATACGCTTGCTGAAGGAGTTTGGATTATCGCCAGCTAGTAGGCGCAGAACGGGGCAGAGGGGTACAGACAACAGCGTAGATGAGCTAGAGGCGTTTATAGGGTAATGATACCTGATAATCAAACAATCGAGCAAGGGTATACATACAACCCCGCCGCAGCAGATAGAGTAGCTAGATTCTGTAGCAAATTCCTGCGGCTATCTAAGGGGCAGTGGGCAGGACAACCGCTTGTGCTTACTGACTGGCAAGCTGGTTTTGTGGAGTCGTTATATGGTTGGCAAAATGCCAGCGGCATACGTCGCTTCAGGCGAGCGTATGTAGAAATACCTAAGAAGAATAAAAAGAGTTGCACTTGTGCCGCTTTGGCATTGTATCATCTAATCGCAGACGGCGAACAAGGGGCAGAGGTATACATAGCTGCTAGCGATAGGGAACAAGCTGGTATTATATATCGTGAGTGCGCAGCAATGGTACGAGCAAACCCCGTACTATCGCAGCACTGCGTATGCGTAGATTCTAAGAAGACTATACAGTTTCCTAAAACGGGCAGTACGCTACGGGCACTATCGGCAGACGCATATAGGCAAGAGGGTATTAACGCTTCTGCCGTTATTTTTGACGAATTGCACGCACAGCCGAATAGGCAGTTGTGGGATACCTTGGCATATGCTGGGGCAGCACGTAGACAGCCGTTGACGATTGCTATTACCACTGCTGGCTATGATCGGCAGTCTATATGCTACGAACAGCACGAGTACGCTTGCAAGGTGCGGGACGGCTTACTAGATGATCCTACGTTTCTGCCTGTTATCTATGCAGCAGATAAAGACGACGACTGGACACAAGAGGCGACTTGGTACAAGGCAAACCCAGCACTTGGTAGCGTCATAACGCTAGACGCATTTCGCTCAGACTGCCTAGAGGCGCAGCAATCGCCAGCAAAGCAGAACGCTTTCTTAAGGTACAGACTGAATATCTGGACAACTAGTGATACTCGCTGGTTAGATATGGACAAGTGGCAAGAGTGCGGCGAAGCGTTCGATACAAGCATACTAGAGGGTAAGCGTTGCTGGGCGGGGTTAGACTTATCATCTACTACGGATATTACAAGTCTAGCGTTGCTCTTTCGCATAGAGGGTACGTACTACGTACTGTCTTACAACTGGGTTCCAGACGATACGGCTTACACCAGAGAGCGCAAGGGCGAAGCACCTTACGACACTTGGGCTAAGCAAGGGTATCTGCATACAACTAGCGGCAACGTGATTGACTATGAGTTTATACGCAAAACAGTTAACGAGCTAGCAGAAGTATACAACATATCAGAAGTTGCAATAGATAGATGGAATGCTAGCCACTTAATAACACTGTTGCAAGGCGACGGCTTGAACGTTGTACCTTATGGACAAGGCTACGGATCAATGAACGCACCAGCTAAGGAATTAGAAACGCTGATACTAAGCGGGAAGCTAAGGCATAACGGCAATCCAGTATTGACTTGGTTTGCTAGTAATTGCACAGTAGAAACAAACGCTGCTGGCGATATCAAGCCAAGCAAGGCAAAAAGCACAGAACGTATAGACGGGATAGTAGCTTTAACAATGGCGCTGGGGCGGGCAATAGTAGACAACTCGCCAGAAGTACCAGAAGAGACACAATACGTTCAATTCATATAAGGGGATTTAATGGGGATTTTTACTTGGTTTGGACGCAAGTCTGAAAAACGATATACGCTGAATGAATTCCTGTCGCAGTTGACAGACGGCACAAGAAGCACCAGCGGCGTAGCAGTCTCAAACGATACAGCGTTGTCTTACAATCCTTGGTACGCTGGGGTAAACCTGATAGCTGATTCTATGGCTATGCTACCGCTGCCGATTTATAGCACTACTAATATAGGGCGAAGTAAACTGCGGGAACATGCGGCTTATCCACTATTGAACTACGAAGCAAACTCTTATCAGTCAGCATATCAAGCAAAGCACTTTATGACGCTTTGTGCGGCGCACTGGGGCAACGGGTATGCCAATGTCGAGCGGGATGCAATGGGCAATTCAGTAGCTATATGGCCGATCCATCCTGATAACGTTAAGAAGATTGAGTTTCAAACGTTCGAGTTTGACGGTAGAAACGTGCCCGTTCTCGTCTACAAAATTAAGATCGGCGAGACGACAAAGCGTGTACTAGCAGACGATATGTTGCATATCTATGGATTGTCTACAGACGGGGTACAAGGCGTTAATCCTGTTAGTTTGTTTAGAGACGCTATCGGCGCTGGTGTAGCTTGTGAGCGGTACGCAGGTACGTACTTTGCCAATGGCAGCAAGCCAGCGGGGGCGATCAGTACGCCCGGTAAGGTATCACCAGACAACGCAAAGTACATACGGGAACAGTGGGAACGGATGCACGGAGGTTTATCTAATGCTCATAGGGTAGCGCTATTGCAAGAGGGCGCACAGTATGTACCCATTGCGGCAAGTAATGAAGATAGCCAATTTCTTGAAACTCGCAGGTTTAGCGTAGAAGACGTTGCACGAATTTTACGCATAAAACCGCACATGCTTGGAGACCTAACCAAATCAAGTTATGCCAGTATCGAAGCTCAAAACCTAGAGTATGTACAGTTAACGTTAATGCCTTGGATTAAACGTTGGGAATCAGAGGTGAACCGCAAGTTAATCCAGAACGGCGAGCATAGGATCGGTATATATGCTGAGTGCGATACTAATGCACTGTTAAGGGGCGATACAGAAAGCCGCTATGCAGCTTATGCAATTGGGCGGCAGTGGGGTTGGCTGTCCATTAACGATATCCGCCAGCGTGAGAATATGAGCAAGATAAAGGGCGGCGATACGTATATGCAACCCTTAAATATGCAAGACACAGACAAGCCAGCGGGGGCAGATAAGCCAGCAGAACAGCCACAGGAAGCACCAGACAAGCCGCAGAGGGCAAATCCAGTGCTACGGGGGTTGCTGGCCGACGTTTGCGGCAGGATCGCTAGGAGGGAAGCTGGGGCAGTGGCTAAGGCACAGGAACGGGGGGACGATCTGCAAGCGGTATATGCAGAGCTAAGACAGTTTGCGGGTACTCTGTTTGCCCCTGTTCTAGATGCAGAGAAATTATCTAGCCTACTTTCTAACCAGTTGACAACTGGCGGTAATAGTGGGGAAGAGACTAGATCGGCAGAGTTGTTAAGTGCCGTTCTGGAGGCAATGGGGGATACTGACAATGAGTAAGCCACAATACGAAACGAGAGTAATGCAAACGCCGCTTGC